CCATGATCAACATGGATAAAATGCACACTGACCAAATTCTTGCAGTCTGTGAATATGTTAACATGCACTTTTCAAGAGCTGACAAAAAGCCAAGCTGCTACCATTTGCAAATCGACGATACAATTGTTGTCTGCGAATCAGTTGATTTATCACAATACAACCGACTCATCTAAATTTGCGAATCATCTATAACCTTAAAAAGATTGTAGCCTGGCCCTGGAATAACTGCGATTTTCTTCATGTCAACGTAAGCCTTTAAGTGAACGTCAAGCTCAGCTGGGCTGCACTTTCTCAGCGTTGCATTGATGAGTTCGCCACGCTTCCAAACGTCTTTCCTTCTAATGATTTCCCAGCAATCAATAAACTGACCAAGTGATTTATTGCTACCGCGATTGTAAAAGCAATTGTACATATCGGCTTCAATTGATTCGACCATTTCAAATGCTTTCGCCAAGTGATCGCCAGTGACAACCATGCTATCGCCTTGATCGGCTGAAAGCGCCATTGCCACCTTGAGACAGTGAACTATTTTTCTATTGTAAAAAGGCTGTCTTTCGTCTTCTTTATTGATCTGATCAACAACGATTTTCTCAATGTTATCAAATACTTCCTTGAAATCTAGAGCTTGCGAAAACTCGCCAGAAAGATTGTTAATTCTTTGAAGGTCGTCAGTTAAAGCCTTCTTCTTGGTTCGGCTTGAGTGATTGACTGTTCTTGATCGCCAACCGCCAGTTTTAGCTTTTTGGTTGTGTTCAATGAGCAAAAACCTTGGAATGAATCCGCCTTTAATCGACTTATCGCCGATAATATCATTAAGCCATTCAGCCGTACTACATCCTAACAAATTAAGGCATGGATTAAAAACAACGACTTTTCCGCCTCCAATGGTTCGCTTTGTCCATCCGAATTTATCAGACCAGAAGGTCGGCGTACCACATTGATAAAAATCAGTTAAAAGCTCTTGAAGGGCTTCATTTTCCTTAAGCATAGTGGCGGCTTCGCTTGCATACGCAAATAGGCTCGAGTTCTTATAAGTCTTACCGTCAAAATGAAATTGCTTACTTTCGCCAGCATCAACAATTGATAACAGCATTGCGGCAGCGGTCATTTGCGCTGGCATGAACGAAATATCTTGAAGGTCGTAAATGATTTCAGTGATTAGATCAGCCGTTGCTGATTTTCTTGTTCCTGAGTTTCCAACCAACAAAATATATTGATTTGGGAAAATGCAGCGATCACCCATCCAAATCCATGAACGTCTTTCTAAGGCGGCGGCAATTCCAGAGACAGCACACCATTTAGCATATTTTTCTGGTGAGCCAGACCCAACAGCGTATTCAGTGAAGGCATCAATAAATGAAGGAAAATTTCTAGACATTTTGTAAAGCTCCCCATCTTTTTCCGTAAGCAATTTTCTCGTAAGGACTTGACCTTAAGTAATTTAAGTTTCCCTCTGGCACTTGAAAAAGCACAAACGACTTTCCTCTGGCCAGCAATTCGACTTCTGAATCTTTCTGTAAATTAAAACAGACATCTGTAATTTTATCATTCGTATGGTGATCTGGACCCCACTTAAGGGCTTTTCTAAGTAATGATTCATTGACTCGATCATAGTAAACAATTTCTCTAGTTTGGCTTTTCAGCATTCTTTTAGAGTATAATTCTTTTTTGATGCGATCAATTCTAGACCTACATCCAGCAAATTCCTGTAAGAACAAATCCATAAAAGCTTTAGCTTCAATTTCCGTATAAAATACGCCAGTTCGCGCAAAGCATTTTTCAATAAACATTTTTGGCGCATCAAATTCATTGGCTGACTTAATTACTTGCTGAGCTGTTTTCTTTTGAGTCGCATTTACGATTTCAGCAGGCTTACGAAACATTTTTGAAGCTAAGTATTTTGCAACGTCTTCATGACGATCCAGCATTTCTAACAACTTAAAATCACGGCCATCTTCAGCGATGAAGCGAAGTTCTGGCTGATCAAGCTTCATTTCAAAAAGCATTTTACCTGGATCAGCAATTATGCATTGCTTAACCACGCTAGGCAGTCCTGTAACGTCAAAGCCTTTGTTGAAGATATTCTTTTTGCCAATCCATACGCCTGACTCATCGGATGCTAGATCAAACGAAAACCGCACTTGGCCGTCATCGTCGTATTCAAACGACAAATAATCGTCACGAATCTTTTCAAGTCGATCCACTGTAATTAAATCAATTAAAAGCGTTTCCTTTGGATACTTAAGCTTAAGTTTTAGGATTGCAGCCTTAGCAACTGTTTCCTTCCCTTTCGTCGTAGGAAGCTTTATGCCTGCGGCCTTTAACAGTTCTTTAACTTGTTTGTGCGAGTTCATGTTTACTTTATCACCAACAAGTTCCAAGCATTGCGCATCAAAATTACGCATAACCGCATCAATCTGGGCTTGCACTTCATCTCGTGAGATTTTGAGTTTTTGCTTATCCAGCTTCAAACCGCGCATTTGCATTTCAAGAGCAACTGGAAATTGCTTCATAACGAAGCTTTGAAAGCGAGTATTTAAGCCTTTGTAATCTAAAGCGCGCTGCATGTTTTCTCTTGCTGCAAACTGGCCAATAGCGTCCTTACCACAATACTCTAAATGCTGACGCCAATTACGAATGTCGTTAAAATCACTGTGATCATCCTTCCAGTAAGGGTAAGGCGTATAAATTCGACCTACGTTATCGAGTCCACGCTCCAAGGTTGGATGCAGAAACTTCATCGCCCACATGGTATCAAAGCTTAAGTTGTTGAATTCTATACCATATTTTGAAGCCCAGGTTGCTTCAAACAAGCCATTTTGAGCGATTTTGCCTATATTTTCACTAGACCAGATTTGGCGGTAGAGATCCCAAAGCTTTCGATATTCTGCTGGAGTCTTTCCATTCGTTGTAGAATCAATAGAAATGGCCTCTGTTGACGATATAGCAAGCCCAACCGTGTTGAGGTGGCCATTGCCAGTTTCAACGTCTGTAGAGACTTCTCGTGCGTTTTTGATGATGTTCTCTAAATAAGCAACTTGCTCATCAAATGTACAATCAAGGCTGAGTAGGATTTTTCGCTCTGGTATATTGAGGGTGGTAGACCCCATTTCCCGCTTGAGCCTAGTCATGCCAAAGCGTATGTAAGCAACGTCAGAGTAAGACTTTTGAATCGACTCTGGATGCAGCATTGGCATGGCTTTTCTTAAACCCAACTCAGCCCTTGAGTTATAAATACTTAAATGATGCTTATAAATCCCATCAAGACCTGTGACAAATTTCAATGCATATTCGCCAAGTGGCACAATTACATTAGCCTTTGATTTCGCTATAAGCTGAGCACAATCTCTTTGTGCCTTTAATTTTTCATCTTTACTAAATTCCGACAATTTATTCGCACCCACAGGATGAATTACTGTTAATGCATATTCACTCGCTAAAATGCCCGCAGCATTTAATGCATTTATTAAAATATCCTTACGCTCTCCAGCCAGCACTTCGCCAGCTAAAGCTTCTTTTGAACGTAGGAAGTCACTTACGAAAATTACTTTCGCATCAGGATTGCCATGATACATATTATTTGCCCCTCAGAAAGCGCCGCAATTCGGGGATGCGGCCAACCACAAATTAGTTCTTATGAACCAACTTTTAAATTAAAATGGAATTAAGGTTCTTACTTTTGAAACAGCAGGATATTTTGAAGGACTGCCATCTTTATTTTTGCCTTGCTCAACTGTAATGGCAATTTCTGACTCAACTAATTTTGCTGGAGCAAACTGCCCCTCTAAGTCAGTGCCCATGCAAGCCTTATAAAAACCCTTCAACATGCCAGCACCCTTACCAGTTGTCATAGTGTTATAAAAAACTTTCCAGTTATTGTATTTGGCTAGATCGCCCTCAGCGCCAAAAATTACCAATGTCCACTTTAAGTAAACTGCACCAGCTTGTGATTCTTTTTTTTCCCAAGATAAAACTCGTGCGCTATAAACTCCAGGCGGCACCGAGCCATCTAGTTCAATAGCCTCTGATAAATCTGGTGTTATTAAAAATTCTTCCATTACTATTCCTTTTCCGCAGCATCAAAACTGCTATTAAATTCTATTTGTTGATCGGGCTCAAAAACTGCTGTGCAGTCCCCATTAAAAATCGTGTGTTCAATGTAATAACCAAGGTTTGCCATATTTGCATCAAGGTCGTGCTTATCGTCGAAACCTAAAATTTGCGATGGATTCTGTGTCGCAATTTTCTGATACTCCATACTTACATCAATCGCATTTCGCAAACGATAAAGCATATCATAAGCAAGCAGTATAATGCGATCCTCTGGAGCTAGACCTTTGGTTAGAATTGGATATTTAAGTTTAGGAAAAATCATTTCATCAACTCCTGGTAATTAGCTGGAATTTCCGCAGCAAGCTTGCGTTGCGTGCGACAGAATGATGTTTTACCGTCTGGCTTTGTTTGCCATAAAAACTGTCCACTAGAATTAGTTTTTGCAAAGTAAACTTCCTCGAAATAAATTCCAAGTTTAGCTCCCAAACTTCCTGGCATTAAAATTTCATTCGTAATTGATCCAGTGTTTTCATCTTTCATTAGTTGAGTGTGGCCAATGAAAACAACATTGCAATCTAAGGCAAGTAAACCAGTCATATACATTTTGAAATGATTTATTAATAACCCATAGTCAGATTGCGAGTTTTGATCGACGTTAGGCCGCTTAATTGCCAGTTGCGATACATATTTATAATCATCAAGAATTGAGTCGGTCAGTGTAGTAATTGTATCAATAACCAATGTCTTAAACGGCAGCGGCTTTTTGTTATTTTGTAAATCGTAAATTTTTTGAATTTGATGATTGAACTCAGTCATTCTAGGCGGTCGTCCAGTTTTTGCGTCACCTTTTGTTGGCATTTTTCCAAGCTGAATTACATCAATTTGAGAAAGCTTTTCTTTATCGTCTTGATAAAACTTTACAGCAGATGAAATTTTGTTATCAAAATCCATCACCATTATCGGTCCTGGGAAAGTCATTGTATTTACTGTTTTTCCGCTTCCGCTTGCTCCAAGCAAAAGTAGTTTTAAGAAATCAGGACCAGCCTGAAGTTCAGATAATTTCATTTTTTTATCCTTTGTTTACGATCTACCACAGAAAGTAAGACTAAGATTTCATGAAAAAATCATAGTATCAAATAAAATGTTCTGTGAAATGCAGGGCAGAAATCATTTTTTAACACTAGATATAGTGTTTTGATTAAAAAAAGGGCCGCAAAGAGAAAAATGAAAGGTAAAACTCAGTGCAGCCCATTCAACTAATTAAGCTTGTGGTTCAGCGGGCGCTTCAACAACTGGTGCTGGAGCTTCAACGATCTCTTCAGCCACTAACTCAACTGAAACCGCTTCGCCAGCAGTTACGTCAAATGCTAATGAACCAAGAATTGGCTTAATGCCTTCGCCTAAGTCTGCATCCGCAGATAAGCTAAGCATGAAAGATCCAACGTCTAAAGCTTGCACTTCAGCCGACAATCCATCTTCCGCAACAACTAATGATGCTTTTGCAGCGTCGGAAACTAACCACTCAGGCTTTCCGTCAACTTTGGCTTGGAAGCCAGCAGCATCTTTAAATTTTACAGAGACTTTTGCTTTTTTTGTTACCTTTAATTCCATCTGTGTTACCTCTACGCCCTCTATGTAAAATAAGACTTTTGAGGCCTGGGGCTGAGTAGGCTCTTGGTCTTTTAATAACGCTAAAATTTCATTAAGTTTTTTTTCAAAGCGAATTGTTTGAACTGCGCTCCAAATCAATAAGCAAATTAATATAAATGCGCTTCCATCTGTCATGAAGCCATTATAGGTCCAGTTTTTAAGCGAAAGCAATTTTTATTTCCGATGCTACAAACGATGCTTCGTATAATTGCGCTGAGGTGATTATGGTCATAATGGCAATTCCCGATTTGCATGTTCCTTTTCATCACAAAGACGCCTACAAATTCCTTGGCGCAGTCAAAAGAAAATATAAACCTAATGAAATCGTCAACTTAGGCGATATGGAAGATTGGCATAGCATTTCCATGCACGACCATGATCCTGATGGGCTAAGTCCTGGATGCGAGCTTGAGGAGCTTCGCTTAAAGCTAAAACCGCTTGCTAAAATGTTTCCTAAAATGAAAATTTGCACATCTAATCACGGCTCCCTTCCGTTTCGTAGAGCCTTCAAACATGGTCTTCCAAAAAAGCTTTTAAAATCATATCAAGAAATTTTACAAGCTCCTAAAGGCTGGATTTGGGCTGACGAGTGGATAGTTGACGGAATTGTTTTTGAGCATGGTGATCCGTACTCTGGAGCGAAAGCTGCAATCAATTGTGCCAACGGAAACATGCAATCAACTGTCATAGGACACGTTCACGCATTTGCTGGCATCCAGTTTTCAGCAAATTCTCGCCATTTAATTTTCGGATTCAATGCTGGATGTTTGATCGACAAACACGCTTATGCATTTCACTACGGAAAGAAGTTTAAGTCTAAACCAATTCTTGGCTGCGGAATTATCATTAATGGAGTTCCTCAGTTTGTGCCGATGAAACTTAAAAACGGCAGATGGACAGGTAAATTATGAAAAAGCTAAACGTACTTGGTTCTAAAGTTTCTGTTAAAATTAAGAAAATCGACGACTCTTTAGGTTATGCAGCTCTTTATGATCCAAGTAAAAAAGAAATTATACTAGACCCCAGGTCTTCGGGGCTTGCGCATAGTTTTTTACATGAATTTTTCCACTTTGCATGGGATCGTTATGGACTAAACCAAACCGACATTCCTTTAAACCTTCAAGAGTTAATTTGTGAAAATTTTGCATCTGCATTAAATGAAAATTTAATTCAAATAATTCAAATAATTCAAAAACTAAATAAGATTGACAAAACGAAATAGTTCATTC